CGGAGGTCTGACGGAGGGTCGGTAACTTAGTACTATCGACACTAGTAACAGCAATCACGTACACAGCACCAGGGCTGGCGAAGCGTTCATCGCCTGCTTCGGGTTGTACGAAGTACTGTTTTGGAGGGATCCGGAAGTTTAGAACGGTATTCTGCCAGATCTGTGCAAGTTGCACAGAATCACGGCCGAGTATCGCCTCTAAGCGGGAGGACGGCTCCATAGTATCGAGAGTGCGATCGAGGGGATCGGGCACATAGACATAAGCTAACTGACCGGGTTCAGTTGCGGCACAGACAGGCGTGACCGCTAACTGGAATTGTCGTAATTGGTACTTTTCGAAGTTCTCACCCATACGTCGCGACCTGGACCCGTTGGGGCCCACGGAAATTTCGTAACGCATCAGGATCGAGCCAGGTGCAATGGCAGAATTTGCTTCATGATAGCCATTGACAAGTCTGACGTGTCGATGAGGGAGAAGGAATCTACAGCCATTTGCCGCAAAATGCACTTCATAGAGGGAACTACCGAAACCTAAGAAACTTAGGATCGAGGAAGCGACGGTCTCCGCCTTATCTACCACCGACCCAATGATGGGGATGGCTTTGGCGACATTAACCGCACTTCCAAGCATAGTACCGAGAGCAGTACTGTTTTGAGCCGAACGAGAAGTCGTAGGGACTCGTTGGGTAGAGGTCTTGCCTCGCCCTTTATATTTATTTTGGTTCATCACGGGCTGCCTGGAACCAAGCAGGGACTGTCCATCCTGTAAGAGCACATTGCGCCGTGCAGTCTCTAGACGATTGGCCGTATGCCGTGCTAGCACCTACCTCGCTATCTGATGTAATATAGCAAATCCCAATGCATGCATTGGCTTAAAGGTAGTGTAACACCGGAGATATCAATTCCGTGTGCATATCATACAGCTTTCGTACGGTAACCCGTTTTAGCGCATAAGATACAGGACCCCGTCAGATATCGGGTCACAAGGCTGGAGCTTCTTTATATATGATAAAAGAGGATGTACGAACGATGGTCGTTTCATCTTCTCGAAGAACAGTCCTTGTAACATTCGATACCCTCTGCGGATACCCTCAGAATCAAAATCGACACGACGACCTTGATACGTGACAACATTCTCTTGACGTTGCAGTTTGAATTCAATTAAATCTGCATCCCGGTTGTGAACCGGTAGAACATCAAGACAAATAGGACCAGACTGACGCTTATAGCTGCTGGGGTCACGGAGGATAAAAGGACGACGAGAAGTGGTCTGACGGAGATGAGGATTGTCAAACCGACTCGTCGGTGGAGTATAGGTGCAACGGCCTAAGAGAACATCAAGTATACGACACGACTGGGTGTACGTAATACGGTTATAGCTATTCTTATCGGTACAAAGATCAAGTGGAGCCGGATCTAGACCGAAACCGCCAGCAATCTGGGGGAGAAAATAGCCATTACCATACTTCTTTAAGGGGTTGAAGATGTTGCGATGCAACGACCGAAACCATAAAGAAGCTTGATGAGGATTGTTAAAGCCAATTACAGCCTGATTGTGAAGAGCAATGGATGGTTGATCGTCATCGGACGATACCTTACTCTGTCCTAGTAACAAACCCACGTTAGCGAAGGGTATCAATCGGAGTCTCCCGTCCTTTTCCTGGACGAAGGGACAAGAGTTGATGACACCGTAAGCCTTGGCGTAGAAGTTTTTGCCAGGTGAGAGACGGAGACCGGCAATCTTGATGTAACGCAACCAAATTTCTTTGAGTTGGTCATCTGCCGAGAAGAGTCCATCATCTCCATTAATAAGACAGCACGACTGGAGGTCGGAGTTTAGGATAGGAGTACCCAGTCGAGATTCCATTGCAAGGACCCAGCAAGCGTAGTTTATCACGCACAAAATAGGAAAGCTTAACACGCTCCCCATTAACTGCCCATTCTCCATTTGAACAACAAGGTCATCTTTCTTCTGAATCATCTTTTTCGAGTATCGTATAGACTGCTCAGAGAGTAGGTCCATAGATGCACGAGCGAGAGTAGAATTCGGAGAGATGTGGGATTGTTCGAGAATAACCTTCATACACAACTTCGTTAATTCGATATTGATGTAGTCGGTTGCGGACTTATAGTCCACGGACATGATATGATCACCAGGCTGCCACAGAAGGCACGGGAGGTAACCATTATGTGCAATGATAGACTCACCGATCAGTCGGAAAGGAGTGAGAGATCGGAGGTAATTATGTATGTGTTTCTGAAGAGGGTGACAGAGATACGTCGCAGGGGCGTTCATAGCAGTCACAACACGAACCTTCGCAGGTTCGCACACAGCCGCAGCGCGGCAGTGTCTCTTCGAAATCTCTTGTCCTTCAGGAAAAAGAACTAATCGGTCGCGAAGACGGTATAGCTCTCTGACGGAAGACAAAGACATATGCTCACCGTACTCTCTAACTTCGAAAACTTTCTGGTCAACAAGGACCATACGAAGTAGAGTAGCCGGGGATATGACATACGAGATATACTCACTATCTGTCTGAAGACCACGATTGTAGAACAGGGTGTCGTCATGACAACCTTCGCTAGTCGCGTTCAGGATCTCTTGGATCTCACGACCTTGACCGCCGTTCCTGCGTGAAGCAAGAACCGAAGCGG